GCTTGGCAGTCTACGAGGATAGCAAGGCAGGCAAGAGCGGCCGACAGGTGAGGGACTCCTTCCTCGTCGCACTCGTTCCCCTCGAACCATGCCATTAGATGCCGTTGGCACGCGTCCACGTAGATCGACGCTCGCACTCCGATCGCCCTCCAGTTCGACCGCCCGTACTTGAGAGCGCCATTGAGCAGGGCGATTGAGCCAGCAGCCGTGGCAGTCGTCGGCCAGAGATGCAATGGAACCTTCCCGCTTCCGATCAAGTCTTTCGGGTTCTCGACGTCGAACACGCCTGACGGTATGACGTCTTCCATGTCGCACGCCTTCTTGAGTTCTTCTTGAATCTCTTCGGCGACTTCGGCGTCAGACGCCGACGACGACGCCTCGCGTGACTTGTTTCTCGCCTCGACGATCTGCTTGATGACGTCGTTCGATGCCGAGAGGCTCGTTACGTGGCCTCCCTCGACTGCCGTGACGGTCATTCGGTCCTCCATCCTTGAGGTGACTGTGAGATGGAGTAGGGTACGCGTATCCAGACTACAGGTCAAACGTCTTTGAGCCTGTAGCCCAGCGACCAAAGGATGCGACTCAGGTCGTGCGCAGTCTGCGTGATGCACTCCTCTGAGATGTTCGGGCCGAGACTCGCGTGAAGTCCTTCGTGCAACTCGACCTCAAGTCTCGTACGGCTCTTCTTGAGGCCCGAGTGGATCAAGACCTTCCGCTTTTCCCACTCAGTCCAGCCGACAGCCTGCCCTTTCAGGACGCTGTATCTCCAGAGCCACTTCTTGCCGTCGATGGTGAAGTGGTGGTCTTTATTTCGATCCACTGGAGTTACTCCTAGATTTTTTTATCGCCCTCCTGACGAGCATTCTTGCTGCCGCAGGAATGAATGGGAGGCCACGGATGTCGGCCTCCTCTTTCATCCATCGAACGATCTCTTCGATCCTCCTCTCGCACTCGTCTGGCCCCCACAAGTCCATTTGCAGGCTTCTTTGATTGCACTTGCACCCAGCAGTCTCGTAAATCCCGAAAGACCGAAGCATCTTCTTGAGTTCAAAACCCGGCCCGTTCTGCTTCGCCACTGTTGTCACTTTCACGACAGACCCTGCGCTCGCAATGTCGGAGAACCGGATTCCAGCGTTCTGAGCACCGACTGGGCATCCTGCCAGCGGCGGCTCGTCGGTGTTTTTTGGAACAACAGCCCCGCACTCTGAGCAGACCCAGTCGGCGAGAATCGGCTTCCATTGACAAAAGAGGCTCATGGCTCGGCGACGGTCCTTCCGTCGTCGTGATCAAACTCGCACCCAGTCCCTAGTCTCAGCGATCCGGTATTTCCTGAAGACACTTGCACGACAGCCGTGAATCCGTACTCGACGACAACGAAGTCTTCGGGATTTGGGTAATGATCGTAGGGTTGGTTCCACTGGTAAAAGTTGTTTTCGTTGCATCCGCCCTGACCCATCGGATCGTCTATGGCAGGATTGCCGGTCATCTGTCTTGGCTTACGAACTGCTTCCGGATCGCTCTTATCATCCCATGGACCCTTTTTCCTGTAGAGGGCATAAGCGCCGGAAGGAGGAGTTCCTGAGTCGTATTTGGAACTCGGAAACGGACGGTAAGAGTTTGGCTCAGACTGATCGCACCCTGACTCTGCGACAAACGCCTGTGACCCAAAGTCGATCGCGGCGCCGCTCCATCGTCGATAAAGTTTGTATGTCTTCCCGTTGAGAAGACTGTGGTAGCACTCTTCGAGAGTGCATCGCTCTGCCCTGCGAACGTACGGAGGATGACTTCCAGAAACGAGGTTGTACTCGCTCTTTTCTGGATGAAAATGATTGTAGAGATCGCCGTGGTAAGGGAACCCTTCGTTCGGATGTGGTCCTGCAAGCATCGATGTGTCGTGCGCTGCGAGCCTCAACTCCCACATATAGCCTGAAGGAGGATTGGCATAGTCACGCCCTCCGATCGGGTAGGCGAGCGGAGCGTGGAGCGGATCAACTCCAGCAGGCCGAACGATCCTGCACGCAGTCACTTTGCCGAAGTTGTCGCTGGCCTTGTTCGTTGCGATGTCTATTTCGGCGTTCGCCCCTTCTCCTGTGTCGCTGCCAACCGTCACGAAAACGTCAGGATGCCTCACGCCGCTTGTAAAAATAGACTTGAACATCATGCCACCTGTCATTATTAAGAGTTCTTTGATTCCGCCGTCTGAGTCAACGTCGGCGACCCTTAGTATGCAGAACGGCTCTCGCGACTCGCTCCCTCGCTGCGGATTAGAGCCGTCAGTGAACGGAGTTGAAAGCCTCCCGTCGGAGTGCATTTCGCTTGAAAACTCGCCATCGTACCATCCTCCGTTTGGACATTGTTCAGGATCGTCTGCCCCTTCGCCCCATGCGTCCGTATACGGACTACCTCCCTCTGGCCTAATGACGAACGAGTCGCCAACTTTGTATCCGGTGCCTCTGTTTTCCGTGTCCAGTGACACTCCGTCTACTGGAAAGTAGGCGAATCGCATTGCGCTCGCTTCGTGCGGCTCGCCCCTCGAAAATCCGACTGCCGGGAAGTTCGCAACGGTCGAGAATGAAAAAGACTTGAGTTTTGCGCCGTATCCTTCTGTCGTCGGGCCAGAGATCGTGACAGTCGGAGGCTCTTTGTACCCAGAGCCAGCGTTTGTGACGGTGATAGAACGCACTCGACCGTCCAACTCTACGGTCGCGGTCCCGGTCGCAGTGACTGGCAAATCACGCGGAGTCGGAAACGTGACGGTGGGGGGGTTTGACTGCGAATATCCAGAGCCACCGTCCGAGATCGACACACTAGATATGGCGCCGCTTTCGTCAGTCTGGGCTATTCCAGTTGCAGTCGTTCCCTCAGAGCCTGCGGAAGAGAACGTAATAACTACAAACCAAGATTTCGCATATCCGCCGCCTCTGTCCTCGATCGCTACAGAAGTCACCTTCCCGTCGCTGCCGACGACGGCGACTCCAGTTGCTGTTGGGACGGGAGGTGCAGAGAACGTAACTGTCGGAGGGCTGGACGACTGATATCCGTAGCCAATCTCGGAGACGTTGACGGCGGTCACCGATCCGTTGTAAATCTCGGCAACCGCCTTTGCTCCCTTGAGCGATCCGATCTGAAGAGGCAGGACTGGTTGAATATGAGTCTTGTCGATGAATGCGTAGTACCTTCCCGGCGAAGCGACGACTGCGCCAGACAGACTTCCGCCGATGAGGCTTTCGTTCGCCCCGTTTGAAATCACTGGCGTTATCTGGCATCCGCCTCCGTTGCACTCTGGATACGGACGAAACTTGTTGAGCAGCGAGTCTCGCAGGCTCATGTCTTCCGGGTCGTCCGGATCAGCAGACGACTGAAACGCATCTGTCTCATACTTGTATGGAAACGCGCTAACGCTGATCGATGTCCGGCATGGCACTCTCTGAATATTGACGCCCATTGCTGTCAGCGAGCACCCGCCAATCATCATTTCCATGCCGAGCCAGTTCCCGATTGTTCCGGGCAATGGAAAGCCTGCACTTCGCACCGGGACTCCAACTCCGTCCCACTGGAGTTCGCACAGGGCCACCTTAGAGTCCCACTTATACGCACCTCGTTCGTCTTCGGCAGGATCGTAGGACGCGTACTGCGGACACTGCGCGAATCGGTATCCACTTGCGGTGGCAAACGCAACTGCGTCGTCAGGTGCTGACATCTGGTAACGCCAGATGTCAGACCCCTTTATCTCCCAGTCGAGTATCGCTCCGTCGTCGTCAACATCGATCACCTCCCCCTTCGCGGCCTTATGGGTGACCACTCCCGTGGAGACAGGGACGAAGTCGATCAAGTCGCCAACTGCATATCCGCTTCCGCCGATGTCTACGCTGTTTGGGTGACAAAGAACTCTCGCGAAGGACGGATAGAACTGAGTCTTCTTGCTTCGATCTGCAATCTGGTCTATGCAACTGCCTGCCTTAAACTCTGGAGTCGCAGTCCATGGAAGAACTTTGAGCGAGACTATTCCGCCGCTCTCGTCTACCTCGGTGATCTTAAGCCGCTGCGGCCACCATGCGTCTTCTCCGGTCTCGTCTTTCACAGGCTCAAGACCGTCTTCGTCTTGCCACTCAAGTTTGAAGATTCCGCACTCCCAGTCATAGGCAGGCAGCGCGTAGAACGATTCCCCTCTATAGTCTTGCAAGGTCGTCATCCACTTCTCGTCAAAGGAGACCGTGAAGTATTCGCCCACGGTATATCCACGACCTGCGTTGAGAACACTTGCGCTTTCTACGATCCAAGACTTTGGCTTCGCTGCCTTCGCTCCTTGATACTGGTACAACTCAGGAACAAAGTGTTCAAGAACTTCGAGGTTCAGTTTCAGTTTTGCCGACTGATTGCCACTCTGGTGATACGGAAAAAGGTGAGGCAAGACGATGCCCGGATGCGAAGTGGCAGTGCATTGGTACTGCTCGCAGGTGATAACTCCGAGCGGCGGCTCGCTCCTTGGTCCGCACCTGTAGTCGATGCAATACCATTTCCCATTCGGGTCTTCTGGTGCAGCATCGTTGTCTGTGACGTTGCACACAAGTTCCTTGATGATTTCATCATTGCAGCCTGCGACAACGCCCCACCGACGCCTGCAATAGACGTCGAAAGACAGCACTGCATCCTTGCCAGTTCTTCCGCCAGTTCTCCTAGCGACAGCCTTCATTTCTGGCCGCATTCCGACGTACGATCGATGGCACACGTACGTGCCGTTGTGATCGTCGAGCGACGTTCTTCCAAAGATGGCAGGTGAACTGTAGCCGTAACGTAAGGCCCCTGAAGAAGGGACTTGGCAGCACTTCGGTATCTCGGAACATCTGCCGATGTATGTTCCGCTCCCGCCACCGTCGTAGTCGATCCATCCGCTGGCGTATCGCACGAACGCGCCGCACGCGAACGCGCATGGCCCGCTTCTGTCAGACACCGGCATCTTCTGAGGGAAGACACTTGCAGGCCAGATCGAAGTGTCAATAGAGGAGCAGTCGTACGCTCCGTCTTCGTCAAGTCCGTACGTTGATTCGCCAGTTGCAGGGTACATGGCGGTGTGCTTTCCGACGTCTAGGTCGCCAAGGCAACGATCGGTTCGCACCCAGCCACCGACAGCAACTCCAGACCATCCAGCAACCGTGACGCTGATCGCGCGAGGCGGGCAGCACCTCATCTCATCGCAGCAGCATGAGTTGTGGTTATCCGACAGGAAGGCAGGCATATCAACACTCCGCAGCGAGCAGAAGCCACAGTCTGTCGTAGTCTTGCCCCTGAAAGGTTCCTGACGCACTCGTCAGCGGCGTAACGGCGCACCACCTTCTGGTGTCGCCGCCGCTTCTCGTCGGGATGTACGAGAAGAGATTGATCGCCACAACTATCGTCTGTGATCCGTCAGTGATTTCCGGCCCCCAATCGTTGGGGCCAGCAGCGTTCTGCGCGTCCTGCATATACAGCGTAACTTTTTTCAGATTAGCGTCGCCGCTCTGCCCGGGTTCGTTCGCCCACGTGTCCGTGAACTGGCCGAGCCGTATTGACGAACCGCCGCCGCCTCCGGGCGCTCTCGGAAGTTTGCTTGGCCTGCGAGGGCGAGAGGTGTTCTCGTACCAGTGAACGACGTTGAAGACTCGCTGTGCGTCCTTCTGACGAAGAAGAACGCCCTGTTCGGCGTCGTTCGGCTTTGTTGTTCTGCTCTTAGCCATGATTGCTACGTCGGCATGGGCCAATACGAAGTCGGATAGTCGTACCCACCCGGCGCAGAACTGGGCAGTGCTGGAACTACGCCCGTAAATGGTCGCATCGGGTATATTCTGAATATCTTCATGTCAGGAGGAAGGCCCGGAGTCTTGGCTGTTCCGTTGCTGTTCAATGCCACCGGCTCCGATACGGGCTCGCTACCGGCGTAAATCTTCGTTCGCTTACTTGGGTTTCCGACGATCTCATTGAATCCGACGTCCCATGTCCTCATGTCCCACGTATCTGCACGGTAGGCGACGGTCACCGAGACGTCCCAATAGAAAATCTTCTGCGGGGCAGCGTCCGGAGTGGCTCCGGGGACAACTTCTGCTTTGCGAGACGCCGATATAGCCTGCACCTTCCAAGTCTTTGGAAGACTTCCGCTCCAGTTGTCCGAGTTGATCGCGCCGACGTAGTTCTGCGCCACTGCGTACGAGAATGGGGGGGCGAGATTCATCTGAATCGTCGCAGAGAACTCTCCCTCGTCTCGATCGAGCCCTTCGAGCGGGTCTTTTGCGGAGTTGACGATGATCGCTTTGGTGCTGTTGTCGTTGTCGCCACCGGAGTAGTGCCAGAACGCTGGCGCGGACGCGAGCGATCCGTTGAACGTGTACTGGTACGGCCTGTTCCACGGATAGATGTCAGACTCGTCGAGGAACTTATAGGTATAGGTGACCTTGTAGTGGAACGGAGAGTCTCCGTCCTGCTGCGTCGAAGACTCGACGAGATACGCATTGACGTCGTCTGGGTGAGTCGACCTCCATGCGATACCCGGCGCCGCTGCCACAAACCGCATGTTCGGGTTCACGACTTTCGTCGTGACTAGGAACACGCGAACGTACGTCGGAACAGACGCGAGGTCTGCCGATCGAGACCGGCCTCGATAGACCTCGCGGCAGTCGACGATTCCGGAAAGTCCACTAACTAACGTCATCTGTTACCTTCCCTGCATATTGGCGATGACTGGAGCGGCCTCTGGATCTGCCGCAGCCTCAGCGAGAAGCCGCGTGTTCCTCGCGATCTCAAGTTGGGCCTTCAGGGTCGGATTGTCGTTGCCCCTGAGAATCCTGAAGAACGTGTCGACGCCACCCTTCGATCGAGCGTCTGTGGCCTCGACTTTGCGGCGGTCTGGAGCAAGCCTGTCGAGGGCTGGCTTCATGTCTTCTTGGAGTTGGGCCTGAATCATCTTCTTCCGTTGACCGCCCTCTTCTTCGGTGATAAGGCCCTCCTTCACAGCCTTGTCGATCGAGTCCATGTCTCGCTTGAACTTCTTGACAGGAGACTCTTCTTCAGAGCCCGGAAGCATCGACCTCTTGGCCTCTTCTTGGCCGCGAGTGAACTCTTCCTGCGTGATCAGACCTTTGCTGAACGCCTCCTGAAGGTCGTTCATCCGAGTCTTGAGTTGGATCACTGGGTCGAGCGGGATTCCGAGTGACTGGAGCAGCGAGTCCTTCGCCTTCTGCGCTCCCTTCGCAAACTCGTCAGTGCTGATCTGGCCCTTGTCGAACGCCTCTTGGAGTTTCTTCATCGACTCGGCAGCAGCCTGCGAGGGAGACTTGTCGATGCCAAGCGATGCCAGAAGGTTGTCCTTGGCCTCCTTCATGCCCTTCGCAAGTTCCTCTGGCGAGAGTTCAGCAGCGTTCTCTTTGATTCTCTTTACTGCGTCCTCGAAGTCCTGTGCCGGGGTCTTCTTGATGCCAAGCGAAGACAGGAGATCGTCCTTGTTCTTCTTGACAGCCTTGTTGTACTCGTCTTGGTCGATGACTCCGTCGGCGAGCGCGTTGTCGAGTTTTGTTCGGCTCTCTGCAAGTTTCTGAGCGCCAGTTTGTTCGACTCCTAGGCTCTGCTTGACCTTCTCGGCATTCTTCTTGATCGCTTCTTGATACTCGGCGAACTGCTCAGGAGAGAGCGTCGACTGAATCTCGTTCAGGGTCTTTCCAGTGACGCCGAACGCGTCGTTGATCGAGTCGGTTCCGGCCTTGAGTGACTGAGACGCAGTCGGATCGAGCCCAGCGGCCTGACGCCGATCCATGTTGAGTTTGTTTCGCTCGGCAGCGGCCCTCGCCGCGCCAGCGGCCTTGTCGCCGCCGTACGCCTGCGCGAACGCGCCAGATGACGTCGCGGCTGCGAGCATCTGCTCCTTCTCACGGAACGACTGGCCGGACGTCTTTCCGAACGTCCCCTCGACCATCTTCTTCTGCTCCATCGCAGTAGCGCGAGACTTCTCCTCTGGAGACAGAGACTTGTTGTCCATGATCTTCTTGAGGTTCTTCTCGTACGCCTCAAGTGGAGACAGGAACGCATCTTCGAGAGCCTTGCGGATGTCGCTGGCAAACGAGACGTCGGCCTTGATCTTCCCCATGTTGCGGTTGAAGTCTGACTGGGCCTGCTCCTTGGCTTTCTGGGCTTCCTTGAGAGCACCCTGACCAGTGCCGTATCCGCCGCTCTGGAGTTTCTGCTCGATCTTCATCAACTCAGACTCATACTGAGATGAGAAGCCCTCAGCGGCCTGCTTGATGGCATCGGACGTTGGAAAGAACCTATCAGTGCTCATGTCGCTGCCGAGGTCTTGGCCTCTAGCGACTTCTCGAACCTGAGACATGGCGTCCTCGACGCTCTTCCGCATCTCTTCGGCAGACTGCTGCATCTGCTCAGGGGACAGGACATCGGCGAGCCTTAGATTCTCCTGAAGACTCTTCCGGACTCTCGCAGACTCCTTCTCGAACTTGGCAGGGTCGATGGTACCGTCGGCGAGACGCTGCTGAAGTTTGTCGAAGTCTGCGCGAGCAGCCAAGAACGCTTTGCGGCCCTTTTCGCCGAACTTGGCGGCTTCGATAGACAGAGACGTCATCTCGTTTCTGGCGTTAGAAACTGTCGAAGTCAGAGACTTGACGTCCTCTGGCTTCATCGCAGACTTGTCGCCAATAGCAGCGTTTGCCGCGCGGTTTGCGCCGCGAGTCTCTACGATCTTGTCAACGCTCGAAGTGGCAGCGTCGATCTTCTCTGGGCCTTTCACGCCCATGACCGCCTTCTTGATGTTCGTCCAGATGCCAGACAGGAAGCCAGCGATCGAGGTGATCATCCCCACGAATACATTCTTAATCGCTTCGGCAACGGCCGACGCCGCGTCGTAAAGTCCGTTGAACGTGAAGAGTTTTCCGACGTTTGCCCCGAAGTTCTCGAACCACGAATAGAGTTTGTCCATGTTGCTGATCACGGCGAGGATCACAACGATGATTGCCGCGAGTCCCAGCGTTCCGATGATCCACGCTGCGGCCATCGCGTATCCGGTGGCGGTGCTCGACACGGTCACTGCCGCATTGCCAACGATGATTCCAGCCACGTAGCCGAGGAAGTTCTGCAAGCCGATCGCGAGCGCGGTGACGCTTCTGACAGCAATCTGCTTGATGAAGTTTGACCCGAGCATGATGAGGTCAAACGTGACGAACTTGATCGCAGTGCTTATTGCAGTAAATGCTGCCTGCGCTGCCTTCATCGAGAACATACTCTTGATGAAAGTGAGGGCCATCTTCCCAGCCTGAATCCCAAACGTCTGCATCACGGCAGACGCAAGGCCAGTCATCACGATCACAGTTCCGAGGGTCTGGGCTGCAAATGCCAACTTCTCAAACGCCGACGCGCCTTCGTCGATTGCCGGTGTGATCGAGTCGGCAAACGCTGACGCTACCGCTTGAGCCGTACTTAGAATCATCTCGAACGGAGCGAGAAGTTCCTTAATGGCTTCTCCGATTGCGCTCCATGCAACTGCAACTGCCGGTGCGTTCGTCATCGCGGCTATGACTGTTGTGACAACGCCAACCATGCGGAGAAGAATGTTGATGACGCGTCCGATGATCTCCATGAAGACTTGCATCGGAACAAACGCAGCGGCCATCATCGTTCTGATTGGGCCAATGGCAGCGACTATTCCTCCCTTGAGGTCTGCCATCAAGTTGTTCCATCCGGCCTGAATCGGAGCAAACGTGGCAAGCATTGTCCTGCTGAGTGCCTTGCTGGCGCCAGACACTCGATCGAATGACTGCTCTGCGCTGATGAGTCTGTCGAAGTCGATCTTGCTCGTCGCTAGGCCGAGCCGATCGGTGTCTTCTTTGGCCTCCTTCAGTCCTCTCAGGGCAGGGAGAATGTTAACGGCCTGCTTGCCAAAGATGTCGAACGCGATAGCGGCACGATCTGCGGCGTCAGGAACATCAAGAAGCCGGTCTGCTACTTCACCCATGAGCGAGTTTGGCTCTGCTTCTCTCAGGTCGTCGATGGAAAGTTTGAGCCTGTCGAACGCAAACTTTGCCTCAATGACCGACTCTGAGTTGAGTTGTCCAATGCGGACCTTGCTGACGTTCGCCAGAAACGCCTGAGATGCCTTCGCAAGTTGACCCATCCCAACACGTGCAGACTCGGCCGCGAACGCCAGAACTTCCATCTCTTGCGTTGTTGCGTCGAACCTGTCAGCCATCTGCTCGATGGACTGAGCATGGACTGAGAGTTCTTCGAGTTGGTGCGAGAACTTTCCGGTCGCGACACCGGCAAGACTCATCAGAGGCCCGACGCTCGACAGAGCGCTGCCGATTGTTGGGAGCGACGTCGCAACTCCAGACGCTCTGTCTGTCAGCGACTTGAACGCATCGGATAGGGCGCCGACGACCACTCTCCCGGCCGGGAGCGCCTGAAACGCTGCTGATACGGAAGACTTGAAGACGCCAAGTCTCGCCGAGACTTCTGAGAAGGTCGGACCCACAGCCCTGACTGTGGCTGCAAAAGCAGAATACGTGTCTCGGCCAATCTTCGTCGTCGCGTTCACTCCGACAATGGAAGCGCTGAAATCATAGATTGACTTTCCAGCAGCCTCAACTGCGCCTTGCAGTGCTCGAAATGCGGCAGAGGACTGAAGTTGTCCGTTGACGCCTCTCGCGATGGCGGCGATGAATCCGTCGCCAGCCGTCCTTGCTCGCGTGAAGCCAGCGATCAGAGGATCAAAGAACTGGCTCGCGCCGGTTGCCTTGAACACTGAACCGATGCCAGACATCGCGTTGCGAAAGAGCGATATCGACAGCAACTGATCAGTAATGCCTCTGTCAAACGCTGCGAAGTATGAGCCTCCTGCCGCTGTCGCACGCGTAAAGCCAGCAATGAACGGAGCGAACGCGTTTCCGAGAGACTGTGCTGCCGATCTAACGATGCCAATCGAGTTTGCAAGTCCGCTCAGGCCGCGAATAAGCGACGCGGCGTAGCCGTCTCCAGCCTCTCTTGCTCTAGTGAATCCAGTCACAAGGGGAGTGAAGAATCCAGTCACAGATGACTTCGTGGTAGCAAAGACTTGCGAGAGCACGTTCTGTATCCGTACAAGTGCTCGTTGCCTATCTACTGCTGCGGTCGAAGTTGCTGAGACTTCTCGCATTCCTTCGCTGTACGTCTTTGTGAATGCGACGACTGCGGCGAGAGGGCTTGCCTGTGACGTCAACGCAGTCTTCAGGAGGGTTGCTGCGGAAGCGGCAAGTCTCGACTCTCCCTCTGCGCTTGCTGCGGCGAGCGCTATGCCTGCCAGCCCTCTTATCGCTGCCTTGAGTTTTGGATCGAGATTCTCTGTCGATCGGTTGACGAGCGACATCGCTCCGTTGTAAAGAGTCGCTGTTACTGCCGCGCTAGCAAACGCTGCGCCGCCAGCAGACAGTGCGTCAGATAGCCTCTCTTGGTTCTGAGACTCGCCAGCGATGGCAGCAAGTGCTCCTCCGATGTTCTTGACGCTCTTTGACGCTCCGGCGGCTGACACACTGCTGGCGTCCCATGCAGACTTAAGGCCAAACGCTAGAACTACGCCCTCGCGAAGGCCGTTCGCAGATGTGCTGGCAGACGACAGCGACTTCGCAAAGTCGCTTACGCTTGTCGCAGAGAGCGAGTACGCGTTGGTGAGTTGCTTTCCGAACTCGATCGCTTCGGAAACGCCCTTCGTCGTTGCGACGATCGGTGCGATGATCGTCTTCTTGAGTATCGCAGTTGACTTTCCCGCCTCGATAGACTTCGCAATAACGTCCTTGACGTCAGCAAGGAACGTGACCTTGTTGTCCTTGCCTTTTCCAGTCGCTTTCTTGACCTCATCCGCAACGGTCTCTGGCTTGTCGAGAGATGCCGTGACCTTCACGGAGGCTGAAGTATTCTCGATCTTGTCGGCAGCAGCATCTACTTGTTTTGCATCGACAATCGTCTTGACCTTGATGGTCTTGGACGATCCTTCGATCTTCTCTGAGATGTCGTCTACGCTCTCGCTCAGGCCATCGAGGAGGTCAGAGACCTCTTCGATGCCTGTCTCGAACTCGTCGAGAGACGCTGAGAAAGCGACTGTGATGCTGCCGATGGTAGCCAATGCTTAGCCTCCCCCTCCAAAAGCCTTGGAGAGTTCAGCCATCATCTGCTCTGGGCTCTGCGGTGGCTTGCGGTGGCTTGGCATGAGCATCTCTTCTTCGAGATTCTTGCAGCCCCATGCAGTGCATAGAGCCGTAGCGAGACGAGCGACTTGACGCCACTCGTCCCCCCACGGTTCTATTGTCCAGAAAGCCTCCCATTCTGCGAGTTCGGCAGCGTCGACGGTCTCAAGCAGTTCCTTGTGGGAACGGTTGAGTGCGAGAGCCAGCCGAAACTCGAATCGCCGCCTTGGGCGGCTCAGGAGTTTCCCGCGAGTTCCTCGACGTCGTCCTTCGTGAAGCGGTTGTGCTTCATGCAGACGCTAAAAAGGCGGTCCAGAACTGCGGCCGACTTCTCGCCGAGTTGCGGAATCTCCTGCTCAGTGAAGAGCCGATTGCCAGCGTCGTCGCACAGGCACTTCGCGACCATCTTGGCGCGAACCATGTCGACAGACTTCTTGCCGTCGACGAACTCAGCCTCGAAACGATCTCGCTCAGTCCCGGACATGACACGCACCATGACGTCGCCGCCCCACTCTGGGACCGACACGCTGATGAGTTTCTGATCCTTTGCCGCGAGAATCTCAGTCTTACTCAGAATCGCCATGATCAAACCTCTTTGGTAGGGGTTGCTCTATCCATACAAGTGC